GAATAGTAGTATCCGGATCATCAGGTTGTGTCGTTGGTGGAATTGTTGGTTCCGGTTCTGGCTCAGTTGTTGTGGTCGGAGGAGAGGGTTCGTCAACCACTAGTTGAACTGCCTCTGATGGCTGTGAATAAACACCATGTGTGTCGTTGTCGGCACGAACAGTAAACGAATATTCAGTTCCCAAACCACCGGTCGAGGAAAACAACTGATAACCAAGTGTAATTTCAGTATTTAGGGAATTTTCGTCTCCAACATTGCCCGTTGCAACCCCCCATCCCGACCCACCGGTACTCCAGGAAATTGCATATCTCTCGGGCAAGACCCCGGAGTTTTGATCCGAAGAACTCCATGAGACAACTACGCCATCGTCACTATTGGAAACAGAAAGATTTGTTGGTTGACCCAAGAACTTTGGAATAGTTGTGGTTGTCGTTGTTGGCGTCGGGCTTCCGTATATCTTTACATTAAAACCGCACCAACTACCACCCCAGGCACTTGTGGTGACACCGTTATTTGAGCCACCCGCATAAGATGCATATAGATTCACATCATAGGGCTCAATCCATGCACTCTCACCAGGATTAACGAGCCCTGCAAAAACAGCTATTGCATTGAAATTGGAATCGTCAGTAAACGGACCAGTACCCCACCCGGATCCATTGGTAGTTCCAGTAACATAAATGGGTGAATATGGACCACAGCCGCCGCCAGAGTAGCTGCCAGGAGGAATCGTCGTAGTTGTAGTCGTTGTGGTTGTTGTTGTCGGAGTTGACTGGGCAGTAAAGGCACTCGCGGGAACCACTTCCCACCCATTGCCAATATTCCACTGAAGAATCATGCATTCTCCGCCGCCCCACTCATAAAACCAGGCGTCCAATGGCACCGATTGCCCTGGGGTAAATTGCATTACCGGAGATTCTGTATAGTTGCATCCTCTTAATCCCCAGAAACCAAAGTTGGTATCGCCGATTGTTGCCGATGAACCATCGTCTGAAAACAACCTAAACTGTGCTTGAGCAACTGGTACTACGATGTTCCCGGTGTAGTGGAGCATTACCTGATTTGTTCTACAGCCAGCCATGTATGTTCCTGGCCAGTTATTTATATTCGCATAAGATGACGTGCAGTTTGGGCTAATTGAATCGACCCGCAATGGTGGGTTTGTTGTTATTTCGTAACCACGAACATAGACGCCCGTTTGGGGTGCGGCAGCAACTGGTTCACCAAGAAGAGACATGTTTGTAAATGTTGCGCCATAACAACCTGCCCAAACAACGTTGGGCCCATCATTGCCTGATATTGAAATTGTCACCACCTCGTTTGGGATAGTGGTGGTGATTTCCATCCCAAATTCAGTTATCTGATCTGGTGCAGTTTGCCAAGATGATGTAACCAATTCATTTGAGTCAGATAAATCAACTTTATACTCAGCATTTATCCACTCTTCAGTGCGATCCTTCACCTCATATGTGAGTAGTAGTTCTGACGGTTCAGCAATCGTAAGCGTCTGTGTGACTGTTGATGTTTCGTAAGAAAACGTCAGTGCGTTTGGTTGCCATTGGCCAAGGGACGGCAGTCCACTATCACAGTTTTGTCCGCCGCCAACTCCGTTCCACTTTCCGCCAGAAGATGAAAATGTGCCATTTATGTCGTATGCGGCATAAGCCTTAGTTGGCGTAGGGGAAAACCAAGCAAGTGCAGCGATTATCCAAAAGACCCACCTAGCACCACTGTGGCGACGACTATTATTCAATGACAATCCCCTTTCACTGCAGTACTACTGTACCAAATGATTGGTTTATGTCACTGTGTGTATGTTAATTAAATCTTTCGTCTAGCTCTTTTGAATAGTGTGAAGAAATGTTCTTGACATACTCCTGTATGGCAGAATTTCGTACACGCTGAGCAGTTACTGGGGATATGTGTTGCTTGTACAGCAATTCTGGAATGTGAACACACCGTGTTTTTAGAAATGTCCTGACAAAGAGTTCGTAATCATCGGCAACTTCGAGACTTGCATCGTGACCCCCCAACTCTCGATAGGTGCTAGCACGCCAGGCCCTTACATGATTTGGCGCAGATACTATGTGTCCGACCGTCGTGCGATTGAGTGGCGGAGACGACATCACCCAAAGACCGTATTCCTGTGACCAGTACTCAGAACCATAGCCAAATGCCCAACCAGGTGGGTAGCGTCCAGATTCTCCTGAAGGAAGTATTTCACACCAGTCTGAATACACAAATCCCGCATCTGGGTTTTCCTGGAATGCATCATGAATAAGTTGAAGTGCATTTGGTGTCAGTTCGTCATCATGGTCCAATTCTACGAGGATATCGCCTTCGGCAACCATGAATCCACGCCGCTTTACTCTGCCAATTGAACCAGAGTGAACGTGCGAACGATGCATTTGAATTTTGTATCGTTCATCGGAACAAAATCCGTAAAGCTGCCTCCACGTTTCCTCTTTTGTGGAGTCGTCCCAGACAACCCATTCCCAGTCCGTGAATGTTTGTGCTTTCAAAGACGCCCAAGTGCGAGCAAGTATGTCTTGGGGGGTGTTGTATGTTGGCGTGATGATTGAAATCATGAGTGTTGATGATTTACGTGGTGGCATTCATGCGATTCTCCATTGGCGCATTGCACGCATACGTGGTAATGCTCGCCATGAGCGGAGGTATCGGAATCAGTAACTACAAATTCTTGTTCATTTTCGTGAAAATGATGAGAATGATCATGATTATGGCTCGAAAAATCCACCGGCTCAACAATGCCATGCAGAAATGTGCTTATTATCCATTTATCATTACTTAGTGATGGATTTCCCGAATGAGGGTGTGTGAAATTTGAAGGGAAGATGCAGATACGTCCAGATTTTGGCTTGACCTTCAGTTCCTGGAGCGGAAAATCTGTTTCTCCACCCTGATCTACATCATTCAGATAAACAACTACAGATAATGCTCTCGTGGACAATTCGCCCATCCATGGAAAAGAATCAACATGTTCCCGATAGTAGTCATTTACTTTTGAGTATCGCTGAACCTGAAATCCGGAATCGTACATACCAGTAAGATGCCATAGGGAACGCATATTTCTTCTGTATTCGCTATAGCAAATGTTTATCGCATGCTGAAGCGAAATGACAAAATTTTGCAAAATAGAACGTACTCCGTCATCTTTGATTAAAACAAGCGTCTCTTCAACTAGCCTGATGTCGGTTGATTTTTTATACGTTGTGTTTATTCCACCAGCCGTTAGTCCCTGATGACCGTATTCATCAATTATTTCAGATAGATTGTTGATAAGCTCCAAGCACATCGCTTCACTGAGTGCATTGTCGGTTACCAATATGCAATCACGGAAATTTCCAGGCCAAGAGAATTCGATCATCTATATGATCCTACTCACCTATATGATCCTATGGGGCGTGAGTTCATGATTTTTTTGCAGACCCAATCATCAAACTCAACACTGAGGTCAGGAACCAGCGTCCTCTGGCATGGTTCTTGTGCCAGGGGGTCATTATTGATGAATTTAGCAACTTTTTCTTCCGGAAGTGACCACAGCCACGAAATAATGCTTTCAGGGATTTCTAGTGCATTAACCATCCCGTGACACGATACAGCAATAGACTCGCGATTGTCGAGTTCCCTGTAGGCATAATCCCATTCTAGCATGAGGCGGAATATTTCCTGAAGTGTCATGGCGCAGTCGGAGTGCCTCTGTCGAATACATTCTTCTTCGTCTTCCTTGGACCAAAGTTCAAAATACAAAACATAACCATATGGCAATGCTTCAACTACAGTAGAAACATACTCAACGTTCGACAAGACAATTTGGTGGTGACCCATTGATGGGTCCGGTTCAAGTGAACTTCCGCAGTTGCAGACTTGCAGTTCTTCGTCCCATGTGTGATATCCGTAAGGACCATAAGATGCGCTGTCGCATCGAATGTGTTGACCAGTCGGGTCTGCTGCGCGGGTAGGGTTTAGTCGCGCTCCAGAAAGTGCAAAGAACCCTGAATTGTTTGATGTTGGATTCTTGTGGTAAAAGCCAATGCCACCTCTGTATGTTGGGTGGTCGCGAAGTTTGTGTAGTTCAGTCATCGTAAGTCCTCTTATGTTTTGATAATGAACATCATTACAGAAACACTGATGTCGTGGCTGTGGCTCACCGAGTTGTTTCCAGCATTGCTCGTAATTGTATGAGTATGGTTGGCGGACTCGTTCCCTGCATTGCTCGTAATTGTATGGCTGTGACTTACTGAGTTGTTTCCGGCGTTACTGGTTACTGTGTGAGTGTGAGACACACTTTCTCCAGTTGTTGTCTTTGTCGCATTTCCCGCGTTACCATACTGAAAAGTGAGGTTATGTGTATGGTTAACAGAGTTGTTGCTTGAGTTGCTCGTAATAGTATGGCTGTGGTCAGCAGACTGATTGCCAGAGTTGCTTGTAATTGTATGGGCATGGTTTGTTGATTGGTTTCCAGCATTGCTTGTAATCGTGTGAGTATGGTTTGCTGACTGGTTAGCGGTAGGTGCAGTCGTATTCCCAGTAGTCGAAGTAAATCCACGAATGACTCGTGTAGAGAGGCTTGGCACATTGAATGTTGTGCTTCCGTCGCCCTGTCCCCACACGGAGTTTGTTGTTCCAAGTGCGTCCCACAATGCCGCGTATGTTGTTCGTGACACAGCAGAGCCATCACATAGTAGCCAACCAGAGGGTACATTTAATCCAGCGTAGGCAACGACGGTTCCAGTGGGGCCAGTAGGCCCAATGGAGCCTTGGGCACCAACTGCCCCCTGGGCACCAGTAGCTCCCTGAGCCCCAGTTGCGCCCTGTGCTCCTGTGGCACCCTGGGCTCCTGTGGCACCCTGGGCACCAATAGCCCCCTGTGCACCAGTAGCGCCTTGAGCGCCAACAGCACCCTGGGCACCCTGTGCTCCGTTTGCG